GCTGTTATGGCTTGCCTGACTTATATCATTACCCGCCCCCAGTAGTCCGATCAGCTAAGACTGCTAAAAAGAAATAACCTTTAATAAGGAATTGCCTTATTAAAACTTGGACCTTAACTTTTAATTGGACTGGAGGCACCTCAGAGTAGGACCTCCTTTTCTTTGGCTTAGGCCGAGTACGCTCGATACCCTTTGCCATGACAGTCGGAGAGACGACAACAAAAATGATAACAAAAATTCTAAGCGCTTAGAGAGACTACACACAACAATTCTCTCTTTACTATTGTGGCTAACACTACTCAAACTCTGGTAGGTGCTCTTAACAAAGTTAATGACGGCTCCTACGATTCTAAGTATGCAACTTACCTGAAACTGTTTTCGGGTGAAATGATCAAAGCCTATGAATCGGCTACGATCGCTAAGGACACTGTGCAGACCCGTACTCTTCGTAACGGCAAGTCTCTACAGTTCATCTATACTGGCCGTATGCAGGCTGGCTATCACACCCCTGGCACTCCTATCCTTGGTAGTGGTGATCCTCCGGTGGCTGAGAAGACCATCATTTGTGATGACCTTCTGATCAGCTCTGCATTCGTGTATGATTTGGATGAAACGCTGGCACATTATAGCCTGCGTTCGGAAATCTCTGCTAAGATTGGTCATGCTCTGGCCGAAGCTTACGACAAGAAGATCTTCCGTATTATCGCTAAAGCTGCTCGTCAAGCTCACCCTATCACTGCTGCTCCTGGTCCTGAGCCCGGCGGTTCTGTGATCCAACTGGGTGCTACTAACGAGTACAATGCTCAAGCTCTGGTTGACGCTTTCTTCGAAGCTGCCAGTATTCTCGATGAGAAGAATGTTCCCAAGACTGGTCGTCATGCTGTGCTGTCCCCGCGTCAGTACTACGCTCTGATCAGCCAAGTGGATACCAACATCCTGAACCGTGACTACGGTAACACCTCTGGTAATCTGACCAGCGGTGAGGGTCTCTATGAGATCGCTGGTATCTCCATCAAGCGTTCTAACAACCTGCCTTTCCTGGCTGGTACTGTGAACTCTGTTCCTGGTGAGAACAACGATTACTCCGGCGACTTCAGCACCCACTGTGGTCTGATCTATCAGCGCGATGCTGCTGGTGTTGTGGAAGCAATCGGTCCCCAAGTGCAGACGACTGGTTCTGATGTTCGTACCATGTACCAAGGCGACGTTATCGTTGGTCGTCTTGCCATGGGTGCTGACTGGCTGAACCCCGCTGCTGCTATTGAGCTGCAGTCGGCTCGCTCCTGATAATAGGGAGGCAATCTAGTGGCTATTACCCCTGGCACTTCTAAAGTTGTAAAGATTCCTGCTACGCAGATCTTTAGTTCCAGTAGCTCCGTTGCCTCCTACACCCTGAATCCCTGTTCTCCTCTTGAGGCAGGGCGTCTGGTTGTAGGTAACGGTGTGCAGGATCGTGGAACAATTGGCTCTTCTATTTCTGGAGCAACCGCTTCGTAACTCAATCTAGGATAAACAATGTCTATCACTCTTAATGGTAATCTCGGTGCTGTGTATCAGCCCGACATGATGCAGCTGGAAAATGTTGTTGACGCTAACCGCGTTGTTAACAACAGTTCGACTCTGGTCGATGTTCCCCAGCTGAAGCTTAATGTTGATTCGTATGAGCGTGTGCTCTTCCGTGTTAACCTGTTCTATAACACTGCTACTGGTGCTGACTTCAAGTATCAAGTGGCTGTGCCTAGCACCCCTACTCTGTACCGTCAGCTGACTGAAGGTATGGCTCCTGATGACACTGCATTTGATCTGGCTGTTGCCTCTACCTCTGCTGCTGTGTCGATCCTTGGTGCTGCTAACACCAACGGTTTCCTGCGTGTCACTGGTGTGCTGGTGAACGGTGCTAATGCTGGTACCCTGCAGTTTAAGTTTGCACAAGATGCAGCTACTGCTAGCGATACCACTGTGTATGCTGGTTCCTTCCTCGAATATCGTCGGTTCTGATCATGGCAAACATTTCTCAAGCTGCTGGTGGCGGTGGTGTAAGTGGTCGTGGCGCTCCTGGTGCTGTGACTGGCGCTTACGATACTGCCTATACTGCTAATGGTAACCTGGCTGTGGCTGGCTCTAATGCCGTCCGTCGTTGTGTTGCTAAGACTAACGGTACTACCGTGTCCAAGGTGTTCTCTATCACCTCTGGTTTCCGCACTGCCTATGCTGGTGTGGAAGTTGATTCTCCAGCACTTGATGCTACTCGCACTGGTGCTTGATTAAGTCTACTGGGGATCCTTTGTGGTCCCCTTTCCTTTTACTATACATATAACGATATTGTTATTATGACATTTTCTACCACTGGCTCTAAGACTGAGCTTCAAGCTGTCAATCAGATCCTGGCGTCAGTTGGTCAGGCTCCTGTGACTTCTATTGATACGGAAACGATTACTGTAAATGGTAATCAGGTTACCGTAGTAACCAACCCGGACGTTGCGATTGCTTACGATACTCTTCAAGAAGTATCACGTGAAGTTCAAGGAGAGGGTTGGACGTTTAATAAAGAATTTGATTATCCGTTCACCCCCAATAATAACAATCAGATCCTATGGCCAAATAATGTCCTACATATGGATCTCTCTGATAACCCTAACTATGCAACCAGTTATAGAGAGAAGGACACTGTAAAGCGTGAAGGTAAATTGTATGATCGCATGAATCATACGTACACATGGACTGGTACAATCTACTGTGATGTGCTTTGGTTCTTTGAATGGACTGATCTACCGTCTCCTATCCAAGATTACATCACCTGTAGGGCTGCTGCAATCGCCTCCAGTAGGCTTGTAGGTGACGCTACGCAGTATCAGATCCTCCAACAGAAAGAAGCCTATGCAAGGGCACAGGCGTTGGAGTATGAATGCAATGAAGGTGACTACAGTATGTTTGGTTACCCACGTCAGGGTACCTTCTATCAAAGCTATCAACCGTACAACGCTCTGCAGAGATTCTAATGGCAGCAGTAACACAATTTATCCCAACCTTCCTTGGTGGTGTCAGCAAGCAAACTGACATTAAGAAACAACCTGGACAGGTTAATCAAATCCTTAATGGATTCCCTGATCCAACATATGGTTTGCTAAAAAGGAATGGAAGTCAGTTCCTTGGTCTTATTAATGAGAGCACTGATAACTTCACCGATGGTCATTGGTTTCAAATCTCTCGTGATAATGACGAACGTTACATCGGTGTAATTACAAAGGCTGGTAACATTCGTATCTGGAATACTGTACCCACAGTAACCAGTGGAGTATTGAGTCTTACTGAAGCTACAATCACGGGTAAGAGTGCAGCTGATGTTGTTACGTATCTTACCCCACCTAACACCACTAAGGGTGTTGATGACTTTCATACATTCTCCTACCTAGATCAGACTTATATTGTCAATAAGAATAAGACAGTTGCAATGACTGCGAAGACAGATTACTATCTTCGTACTCGTGCTACTGTTGTTATTGGTAGTATTGATTATGATGCTACGTATAAAGTATGGATCAATGGTACATCATATAGCTTCACTACTGTTGATCTAACTGCTGCTAATACACGTGGTTATCCTGTTACTTCTGATGAGATCCTAACTGGTCTTAAGTCAGCTATTGATGCAGCACTTAGTGCTACCTTTACTGTTACTAAATATGCTAACAGTTTGGAGATCGAAAGAACAGATGGTCAAACGCCATTCACTATTGAAGTAACTGGTGGTATAGAAGGTGTCTCTTTGACCTGCTACCAAGATGATGTGATCTCATCTGCACGATTGGCTGCTTATACAAAGCCTGGTAGGCGTGTTAAGGTAACCAATAGTGTTGATGAACGTGCATCCTATTATGTTATCTTTTCTTCTACTGGTAATGCACCTGGTGGTACTAGTGCAGTGAATGCTGGTTCTGGTTACTGGGAAGAGTCACGTGGCTGGGACATTGATGTTGATGTTAATGGTAATCCTGTTGCCACTGCTGGTAAGTTTCTAGCTAAACTAGCATCTAGTGGTTTCAACGCTGAGACCATGCCATATAAGATTGTTAACACTGGTACCAACACTTTCTCTATTACAAAGGAGACATGGGCATCTAGGTTTACAGGTAATGACTATGGTAACCCGGTACCATCCTTTGTAGGAAGAGAGATTAAGTTTGGTCTTATCTACAGTAACCGCCTTGTATTCCTAACTCAGGATACAATTGCTATGAGTGTGGCAAAAGACTTTGAGAACTTCTTCTTTACTAGTGCTCAAACAGTCATTGCTTCTGATCCGGTTGATGTAGAGACATCTAGCTCTAGGGTTAGTAACCTCTTCTGTGCAGTACCACAGGCACAAGGTTTGATTCTATTCAGTGAGTATGAGCAATACCTGCTTTACTCAGAGAGTGGTATCATTTCACCAACAGACTCTATTGTTCGTACCGTTAGTCAGTACGAAAGTGAGCGTTCCATTATAGCTCAAGACACTGGTGACTTCATTGGATTTGTATCCAAATCAGCTGGTGCTACTAAGTTCTTTGGGATGCAATCTAAAGGTAACCTAGCTAGTGCTGATGTTTCTGAGGTTAGTAAAGTAGTTGCAGGTTACTTACCAAGTGATTTACAGCAACTGATTGTCAATGTTCAGGATTCCACTGTTGCATTGTATACCATCAACTCAGACTCTATTTACCTGTATAAGTATTTCTCTTCAGGTAATGAGCAGCTGATGCAAGCATGGTTCAAATGGCAACTGACTAGTACTATCAAGTTTGTAACAGTCATCAACAACTACTTTGTTGCTGTTGTTAAAGATGGTAGTCAGTACAAAGTACTCCTACTTGACATTATTCAGAACCTTGAACCTGCTCAGGTTGATGTAACACCTGGTGTCTATACAACTAGACTTGATCACTGCTTTGTCGTCAAAGCTGGTGGTACTATTACGTACAACAGTGCTACAAATAAATCAACCATACCAAAACCATACACCCACATCACTGGTAAAACACCTATTGTGATGACTGTACAGACCATGCAAGATGGTGCTGCTACTAATTATGGTAGTCTGTATACGCTATCAGCTACACCTAATGCTACTGTTACCCATGATGTTATCCTAGAGGTAGAAGTACAAAGCGGTGCTTGGTTGATCTCTGGTGACTGGACAGGTAAGGAGTATGATCTAGTTGCTGGTTATGAGTTTGACTTTGATATTGAACTTCCTCGCTATTTCTATAGAACACAAAACAGTGTCGATTGGACTTCTTCTTTGACTATTGCTCGGATGAAGTTTGACATTGGTTTTAGTGGTTCTATTAACTTCTACATTAACCGTTACGGTGCTCCCGAATGGCAGTATGTAGCTGGTGTACAAAACGCTGGATACTATCTAGCTAACTCATCCCCTACAATTGATCGAACAACACTTGCCGTGCCTATCCATCAAAAGAATACAAACTTTAATCTTAAACTAAACAGTAATTCACCTTTCCCTGTATCAGTCAATAGTATGACATGGGAAGGTAACTATGCACCCCGTTATTATAGGAGGGCAGTGTAATGCCTATTCAAGCTATTACAGGTTTCTTTGGCGCTCAAGCACAAAACAGAGCAGCACAAGAACAAGCTGATGCAATCAATAAAAGGAATCGTGTAGCTAGACGTTTTACTAACAAGAATCAACGTCAACAGTTTAGGTACGATAAAAGGTCCATCAAGATTCAACGACAGAATATTGAGCAGGAGTATTCACTACAGGATGCTATTGCCAAGGATAATTATCGCTACCAGATGACTATCCAAGCATTTGATTTTGCTAATCAGATGCGAGCATTCCAGCAATCCCAACAGACCGCTGCTCAGCAGTTGGACTTTAACAGGTTTGCTCAGGACTATGCTATTCAAGATGCTGCACGGTGGGAACAAGAGCAATCCATCTCTTTAGACTTTGAAGAAAAGTCAACCATGATGAATTTTCGGTACAATCAACTTGGTGCCGAACTTAGTCAGAAACAGAATGAAGCAGTACTCCAACAGACTCGTGGCCAAGGTCAACTTAATCAGCAATCTGCTTATGTAGAGGCGTTGAAGAATATGGGTCAAGCTGTAGTTCGTGGAGCTAATGGTGTAACCGCAGAGAAAGTCGCTCAATCCTCTATTGCAGAAGCTGGTCTTAGGATGTCTGCATTGATTGATGATGTCTTTAATGCTGAACGTACGTTTGGTTTAAGTATGGCAGACATCAATCAGAAGCTGACGCAGTTTAACGATCAGTATTATTTGGATCGGGCTCAAATTGCTACTTCACGTACTAGCCTTAAAAACCAAGCTAAGGCTATGGTCCAACAGGCTGCACTCAGTAAGTATCAAGCTGACCTTAATGCTATGGCAAATATCATGTTGCCTCCGCTACCTCCTGTTCCGCTGCCTACTCCTCGTGCATTG